ATATTGACCAGAGGTTGGCGGATATCGCGCTGGTAAAAGCCGCTGACATTGAATCGCCCGGCGTGCTCTATGAAGTCGAGGTAAATGCCGAGCGCGAGCAATTAGCGGACTGGGACGCAAAGCTATCTGAGCAATCAGAGGATGTGCAAGCATTCTTCAATGACAAGGGCATAGCTGAGCGATACTTCGCGGACGCTTACCGCTCGCTCGCCGCAACGCTTGGCGGGTCCGACCGTGCCAGCGCTGCATTGCGCGAGATCGGCGTTTCCGGTGTTCGGTTCACCGGAGATTCTGGTGCAGAGAACTATGTCATTTTCGATGACTCAATCCTGAAGATCACGAAAAAGAACGGCAAGCCTGTTAAGGCGGCTGAGCGCCAGCAAGCCGTAGACCAGATGTTCGCGCTTCGCGCGTTCCACGGCTCTCCCCATGATTTCGACAGGTTCTCAATGGACCGGATCGGAACGGGAGAAGGCGCGCAGGCGTTCGGGCACGGCTTATATTTTGCCGAAGAGCCAAATGTTGCGAAGGCGTACCAGCTCAAACTAGGGAAGGTCGATGCCGAAAGCTTAAGATTTTTCGACACTGTCGAGCCGGAAATGCAGGCATTCGCCCGCACTCAATGGCAGGAATATGTGAACAATGTTGGTGCTGATCGCGCCACGCTCTCCGAATTCCTGGATATGACATGGAGCAATCGCAAATACTCCGACCAGCACGCGCAGCTTCATCAGCTTGTCAAAAGCGGCGAGGTCACTGTCGACCCACGTTCCGGCGGCCTCTACGAAGTCGAGATCGACGTAGAGCCAGAGCAGTTGCTGGATTGGGATTTGCCACTATCGAAACAGGGCGCGCATGTTCAGGAATTTTTCGACAGCGCATTGGCTGAAGATGAGGTATATCAGGCGTGGAAGCGCAATGGTGCGATTGCCAAAGTCAATGCAAGCCTGCTCTATGACCGCCTCTCTGGTCCGCGAGGGATGCAACGTGGCAACGTGGACGGGCGCGAAATGGCGTCGCAGAAGCTCCGCGAGGCTGGCATCCCCGGCATCCGCTATCTGGATCAAGGCTCCAGAGCTTTTAAACTGGACATACCGGATAGCGTTCCATCAGCAGAGCGCAGCGTTCTTGAATGGGCATTTGGCAACGATCAGAATATCGACCGCGCAAAGGCAAAACTCCGCGCCGCGTCTGACGAAGACCCAGCAGCAAAGCGCGCCATTGCGCTTCTTGAAGATGGGACGGTGACAGCAACGCAGGGTGATACCCGCAACATCGTGATTTTCGATGACAGCCTCGTCAAGATCACGAAAAAGAACGGCGAGCCTGTCTCTGCTGAAGAACGGCAGGGCGTTGTCGATCAGATGTTTGCGCTTAAGAAAAGCCCATTTGATTTCGAAAATCCGGGCGGTGGGTCGCGCGTTGCAGAGGTGGGCGACACGGAAATTACTTATGGTGTTGGCAAGGATAATCTTGTCGAGCTGATCCTTGTTAAGACGCCAAAAGCAAAACGTGGCCAGGGTAGCGCCCGCCAAGCAATGCAGCAATTTTTACGCGAGGCAGATGTGCGCGGCTTGCGCGTCGGCCTGAGCGCCGATCCGATGGACGCTGGCATTTCGAAAGCGAAACTCGTAGATTTTTACGAGTCCCTTGGGTTCAAGCGAAATTCAGGCAATGACAGGGACTTCAGCACTCGCCTTGAGTTCCTTAGAGAACCGCAGGCGACACTGGCCATGCGCCGCAATCAGCAAGGAGATCTCGTCGCAGAAGCCAAGTTCGAGCGCGAGAAGATGCTGGTCACGATCTCCCGCGCCGCGCTCGATCCAGTGAACAGCCTGCATCATGAGGCCGTTCACGCGCTAAAAGAGCGTGGATTGTTCCGTCCAACTGAATGGCGACTGATCGAGGCATCAGCGAAAAGCAAGGGCTGGCTGGATAATCCTTTGATCAAGGATTACCAGAAAATATACGGTCGATCGCTCGACGATGAAAGCATTATCGAAGAATCCTTTGCGCTCGCCTACCAGCGCCATGTGAAGGGCGATGAAATCCAGAAAGGCGCACTCGCTAAGATCTTCGATCGCATCACGGCCTATCTCGAACGGATCGCCAACTATATCCGCGGCCGTGGACCGCAGACGATTGAGGATCTGTTCCGCGCCATCAAACAGGGCGACATCGGCGCAAGAGCCGCGCCAGAACGCCGGACGGACGCAACATCGACAGGCTTCACCGCAGCAGGCGCTCAGACATCTCAGCAAGGCGATGTACGGCTGAAAGGCGCACTCGGCACAGAGAAGGCGCTGGCCTTCCTTTCGCCCGCCATGCGGCTCCAGAACTCGCCGTCACGTGCGGCTCGTAGCTGGGTTAACGAACTTGCCGAAACGGCGCTGACCTATGAGGATCACAAATCATGGATCGTCACGGCGCGCGGCGGCGCTGAACTTGGCCAGCCCGGTTCGGTCGAAACCCGCGTCAAGCTCTACGATACCAATATCGCCGCCGGTTTCAAGGCGCTGGACAATCTGTTCATCAAATACCGCAAGGGCGTGGCAAGACGCATCCCCGGCGATCTGACCGTCACATCGCTGCGAGATGCAACGGCCGGGCCTCCGGCAGGCAAGATGGATTATCGCCAGTTCCGGGAAGCGGTCTCTGCCGCCATGCGCCGGGGCGATGAGCATGACATTCCGGAAGTCGCAGAAGCCGCGAAGGTGCTCCGCAAGGAAGTCTTCGATCCGTTGTTGCAGCGTGCGATCGAATTGAAACTCCTACCGGAAGATGTCACGCCGGAGACCGCCGCATCCTACCTGAACCGGATTTATAACAAAGAGCGTATCGTCGCCGAGCGCACCGAATTCCGCGATGTGATCACGAAGTGGCTTCAGGAAACCGAGATCAACAATGCGATGGTGCGCGGACGTTTGCTCGATCTAATCGACGAGTATGAGACGGCGGCGAAAAGCACCAAACTTGCATCCGACCGCATGAAAGTGCGGGCGAAGCGCGATCTTGAACGCTCCAGGGCAGGCAAAGAGATTGACACGAAGACGGCCGCCGCCAAGGATGCATCCGATAGTAAAATCCTTAATGAACAAAACGCGGTTATTCGCGATCTGCGCAAGCAAATTGAGGAGCTGGTTGAATCCTACCAGGGCAAGACGGCGGACGAAGCCAAATCGGCGCTGAAATCACGCGGCAAGACCGAAGAAGGCCGCGACGCAGATGCCGACCGGCTCGCAAGCGCCGACAAGGCCGTGATGAAAGCCGCGCGCCAGATCGCAGCGCAGACGGAAAAGGAAACCATCGAACTCGAAGAAACCGCAACCCAGATCATCGACCGCATCCTCGGTACACCGGAAGGCCGTCTGTCCTACGACGCCGATATGAACAAAGTCTCGAACCGCAATTACGGCGGCGTCGATATGGACGTGCGCGGCCCGCTCGCCGCCCGCCAGTTCATGATCCCGGACGCTCGCATTGAACAATGGCTGGAAAACGATATCGATGTCCTGATGCGCGCCTATGTCCATACGATGGCTCCTGATATCGAACTGACGGCACGGTTCGGCAAGCCGGATATGGAGTTGCAGTTCAAGCAGATCAACGAAGAATATGCAAGAATGGCGGCGGCGACGGATGATCCGCAAATCCGCAAGCGCCTGCATAAGCAGAAGAATGAAGACTTCCACAATCTCGGTGCAATCCGGGACCGGCTCCGGGGAACCTACAGAATTCCGGAAAACCCGGACGCTTTTCACGTGCGCGCCATTCGCGGTATGATGACGCTCAACTATATGCGTATGCTTGGCGGCATGACGATATCGGCGATTCCCGATGCCTCCCGCTTCATCCATGTTCATGGTGTCATGGGAACCTTTGGTGACGGCATCATCCCGATGTTCCGCAGCTTCTCGAAATACAAGAAGGCTGGCGATGAAACCAAATGGCTCTCCGGCGCGCTGGAGATGGTCACGGACAATCGCGCCATGCGGATCGCCGACATCACCGACACGTTCGGCCGCAATACGAAGTTCGAACGCGGCATCCAGGCGGCAGGGCGCAATTTCGGTTTCGTCTCGCTGATGGCTCCGTGGAACTCGGTCATGAAGCAGCTCGCCGGAACGATCACGCAAACGCGGATTCTTCGCGGGGCCGAGCGCCTTATATCAGGAAAGCCGCTGAAGCAGAAGGAAATCGAATATTTCGCCGACCTCGGTATCTCTGAGGGTGCCTTGCGCCAGATCGGCGGGCAGTTCAAGAAGCACGGTCACAAGGAATCCAACGTCTGGTCCGCCAATACGGCGCAATGGGACGAAGGCATGCGCCCGGCCATTGAGGCGCTCCGCGTGGCACTTCGCAAGGAAGTTGACCGGCTCATCGTTACGCCGTCGCTTGGCGAGCGTCCGAAATTCGCCTCCAGCCTGACCGGCGCAATGCTTCTGCAGTTCAAGAGCTTCGCGATCTCGGCAACGCAGAAGATGCTGATCTCCGGGCTTCAGCAGAAGGATCTGAACGCATTGAACGGCGCTGCGATCGCAATCGCGCTCGGCGGCATGGTTCATATCCTGAAAGGCGAACTCAGCGGCCGTCCGGTTGAAATCGACTGGGGCAACGAAGAGGACGTGAAGCAGTTCCTCGGCAATGCGTTTGACAGGTCCGGTATTGCGGGTGTGCTTATGGAATTTAATAACATCGCCGAAAAGGCCACCGATGGCCGTCTCGGCATGGCGGCGCTGACCGGAAAGCAAATCAGCCGGTACGCGTCGCGCAATTTGACGGCATCTCTGCTCGGTCCTGGCTTTGGGTTGGCGGAAGACAGCTTTGATGCCCTCAATGCTGCGCTCGGCACACGGGAATGGGCGGAACGCGACACGCATAACGCCCGGCAATTGCTCCCGTGGAACAATCTCTTCACGATACGGCGAGCCTTTGATGAGGCGGAGAAAGGCATCAACCAAGCTCTCGGCGTTCCTGCGCGTTAGTTCGGGCCGCATATAGCTTGGGGAATCTCTTCTCGTGTTCGTTCCGGTTAGCTTGGCCCTCGGCCAGACCCTCTCGGTAACTTTCCTCGATCTCTCTCCGGTGGAGTCGTAATTCTCGTTCGAGCCTGTCCAACTCGTATTCTCGCTTGGCGATATGGCGGTCGTAATCTCCCCACGCGCCCGCGCCCCAGATGAAAAGCACGATCGCACCAAATGCCATCGTGCCTTGGCCACCGATGGCTGCAAGGCAAAAGAAGACAATTGCCGCGACCATCGTCTTGCGCGGATTATCGCTAATAATGCCAGGCAGGGACAAGTCTTCGCTCATCGCTCAGCCCTCCTTAACGGACGATCGGCGAAGCCAGCGGAGTTTTATTTCACGCGCGGCCAGCCCCCACGCCAAGGCGGCAAGCGTGCGAAGTCCGAAGGTCATCACGAGATAATCTACTGGCATGCCGACGTAACGCTGACTATTTAGATAGACCGTAATGGCCAATGCCAATGCGACCATCGACGCGATGACCGTTATCTTGTGCTGCGCACTCAAGCCGACGATGACGGCAACAGCGATGAGAATCGGGTCGAATAGCATTGCTGCGAAAAGCTGAAGCATTTCTGAATATCCCTGTAAATGAAAAATCCCCGCCAGATTACCTGACGGGGATTAGAATTCAAGCGTCGACTGGTTCGTTCGCATTTGCAGCTCGCGTGATCTTAAGGTTCGAATTACGAGCCCGCATTTTCCGTCCGTCCGGTTTCTGAAGTGCTTCCTGAAGCATCTTCTGAGTCTGGACTGGCGACCAGCGTTTTGCGCGGGTCTTCTTTTTGGCCTTGGCCGGTTTGGAGTTTTTGCCGATGGTGGCAATAACCTCGGTTTTGGCTTCAGGCTTTGCGACGACTTCACGCCGCTTCATGGCCATGCCGATCATGGATGCGGCCTTGCTCGCGAGATGCGAGAGCAACTCCATTGCGGCGAGTCCAAGGATCGTAAGCAGCAATGCCCGTCCTTGGGACGGAACTGCGGCTTTGGTCTTCATGCCGCTCCGGGCGCTCACAGCGTTCGTGACGGCAGTTTCGAGTTTCGCAGTCTCAGCAGTCAGCGCTTGGCATTTATCGCCACAGCCGCCGCGCTGCGCTTCTTCTGCCGCCATCTGGCGGGTTGTCGCCAGAGACGTGCGCAGATCAGCAATGCGCTGGTCTGCATTTTGGGTCAGGACAGTCTGGTTCGCGACTTTCGAATGCTGCGCGTCGAACATGGCTTCGATGAAGATGAAGGCACAGACGACGGAGGTCACGGACACGACCGCGTAAGTCACGCGGCTCTGAAGCGTCCATCCGATGCCCTGACAGACGACAGGGATCAGGATCTTGCCGATGTCGGAAAGTCCGAGCATGGCGGCAATGGCGATATGGACGATCAGCCCGGCCTGAAAGTTGACGGCAAGCGAGATGCCAGCCGCCGCGAGCGAGACGGAGAGCAGGGATATGCCTGCAAGCCATTGCGCCCATTTTTTTATGGTGATATCTTCTTTCATGCTAATACCTCATTAGCGATTGAAGTTAAGGAAGGCTGTAACCTTCCTGGGTTATTACGGGCATAGCCCGCAAACAGCGAACGCGCCTCGTGCTTCCAACACGGGCGCGTTCTAACCAAGGCCCGATCATAGGAGGATCGAGAATGGCTGAACTACGCATATGCTCTGTCGAAGGATGCGACAAGCCGTTTCACAGGCGCGAATGGTGTAATGCGCATTATAAGCGTTGGTGGCGCTACGGAGATCCATTGAAGGGTAGTCCAAGTCCTACCCCAGCGGGGCTGCTGCAAACCTTCTTTGCCGAAGTAATCAAAACTACTTCAAGTAATTGTGTGATCTGGCCATTTAAGAGTCGGGATCATGGCGGTTATCCCGTGATCAAACGTGGGAAACGGACCGCGACAGTGTCTCGCGCTTTGTGTGAGGAAGTTCATGGCGCGCCTCCCACTGATAAACATCACGCAGCGCATAGTTGCGGAAATAGAGATTGCTGCAACCCGCAACACATCCGATGGGCTTCTCCGTCTGAGAACAATCAAGATAGAGCTGTCCATAACACCCTTCCTAAGGGCAAATCTCACTACAATGCACGCTTGACTGATGATGATGTTTTAGAAATTCGGCGACTACATGGTTCGGCGACCACTGGTGAATTATCCAAAAAGTTCGGAGTTTGCCGAACTCACATTCAGCGTATCGTGAAGAGAGAAAAGTGGGCTAGCGTTTGATACCCGGCTGAGCGCTGATGACGCTCGCCGGGCGGCTTATTCCCGGTTAGGGGAATTCATTCGCATCGGCTGAAATGTTTCAGTAAAAGCCAGAAGATGCGGAAAATCAGGTAAGCCAGAAGCAGTCTGGCTGCGTATGCCAGCATGCCTTCTAAGCCCAGCTTCGCTAGGGTTCCAGTTATGAAACTGGAGATATCGGGGACAAAGGTCAGCAAAGCGTAGGTGGCTACGGTCAGGATCATCGCGCCGCCAAATAGGACAATGTTCAGCAAGCCTTTCAAGAAGGCATCATTTGCTTCGCGATATGTTCTAAGCCTTTGCTCGTATTTTCGAATTGCCCAGTCCGGGGCATTGAAGCCCGGATGTTGTGGCGGCATTGGTCCTGTCATTTTTCTGTTCTCCTAAACTGCCCGATCCCCCATTATAGAGGACCGGGCCAGCAATCTCACCTTTTCGCATCGGTGAGAATTCTCTTCAGGATGAGAGCGGACTTGGCGTCCTGCTCCCGGTTTGCCGCCAGCATCTTGTCGATGTCGGCGTTGGTCAGGGCGATCAGATCGTCGAGCGTCACTTGACCGGCAGTTTCATTAAGCTTAGAATTCATCGTGTATCCTTTCGGAGGGATTACGATAAGGCTCGGCTCAGAGTGACAGCTCTGGCCGGGCCGGTTTCAGGCTAAGTTCTGGTTCAAATTGTCAAAGAACGAGCTTGACAAAAACGCCAAGTGACTACAGTATGGTCACTATGAGCACGCATGTCAACACAAAAAATGATTATTCCTATATTTCTCCAAGTCATATCCGTGCGGGACGCGCGTGGTTGGGGTGGACACTTGATATTGCTGTAGAAAAACTAGGAATTCCAAGGAAAACCTTGTGGCGCTACGAAGCAAGTCAGAATAAAATATCCAAGTCATCAGCGCAAAAGATACACGCAGGCTTCATGAACAACGGCGTTGAACTTAAACCGGATGGACTGAGGGTGGCGCAATGGGATACGTAATCTGCACCTGCGGCGAACGGATCAGCGATGTCGCGCAGCCGAACGAGAATGAAGGCGGGTGGGCATCGACATGGACTATCGATCATGTTGACGACCTGTCGGCTCACACCAAACAGATGTTCGAATGTCCGGAATGCGGTACGCTTATTCTTGAAGTCGGTGACGGGAAGGTCCGGCATTACAAGTCACCAGACGGTCACTTCGGTCTGTTCAAATATTCGGACGATTGGCGACGGTCTCAAGAGGATGCGTGAGCTTCGAGAAGACGGATTGAGGGTAGTATGAGCGACGCGGTTTTCGTCCTGCTGATTCAGAACGCAGACTTTCGCTACGATGTCTTTGCAGTATATGAAGACTTCGAAGATGCGCAGGCGGAAGCGAGACGACAAGGCGTTGATGGTTGCCTCGTTCAACGGCATCGTTTTGTCCCGCCCGCTCCCTCCCAACCCAGCGGAGAGTAAAGAGATGAGCGCACGCTGCGACGAAGACGATTATGCAGGTAGGCATGCGGACAAACTTTTTCGCCAGATGCAGGCTGAAGAAGAGAAGGCTCGCAATGGCGAAGTTTTTCCGTTCGCGCTGCTACTGTTCGTATTTCTCGGTATCGCAATAGGTCTGCTGACAATTTACCGACCTACGCCAGACGGCCCTACAGCCAGAGAAATTCACGACCGCGCAAAACTCGAATGCCGTCTCTCCGGCGGCACCTATGAGTACTTCGGAACGCAAGGGTATCATTGTATCGGTGGGAGGAAGTGATGCGCAAGGAAGATAGCGACGAACTCACGGCAGCATTTTTCGCCGCTCAAATGAGAATGCAGATGAAGATCGTGGCTATGGCATATGAGGTTGCCCACGATGCCATTAAGGCAAACGCCGAACTGAAAGCCGCTCGACGCGAAGCTGAATATCAGAATCGAATGTTCGAAGTTCTGCGCGCTCCGTCTCAAGCTCAAGGAACTGACAGATGACTAAGACCGCACCGTGGATGCAGACGCAACTCGATATGATGTGGACCGTTTGCCATCGGCTTGGCTACGGGGTGGATTTCATCAATCTGCTCGTTGACCGTTTGTGTGCGGAAGATGAGCAGTTCCTTGGGTTGACCGGTGAAGAACGCAGGCGTCGGATCAATGAACTACTTACGGAAGCTGGACTGCCTGAATAGCCGCCGCCTCTAAACATCCTCAGTTACACCAAGTCCCTTCTCCGGGGCTTTTTTATTGGGAAATCCTCATTGGGAATAACGAAACGCATCAGTTCCGCGCCGGCTGAAAACTCAACTCCACGCGTTGGAGAGAGCCCGTCAGGTGGAGCCATATCGAGAATACACCATCTGCTTCTGCTCGAAGGCGACGAGTCCGGCTATTTGCTGCTTGATGGCGATGTGCAATCTGGAACGGATAAATTGAAGCTTGAAGGCGATGCAACGGCAATTTCCGCATCAATTACAAAAAGAGTTGGAACCGTCTTATGAGCGATAAAGCACTCTCCAACCTTACGCAAGGTTCGTCTGATACCGGAGAATTCATTTATGGTGTCGTCGACAGCAGTTCGCGAAAGATCCAGATCGGCACGCTACCGTTTCAAACGGAAACTGACGCTGATGTCGTCGGTCCGGCATCGGCAACAGACAACGCCATTGCCCGTTATGACGGCGCAACCGGAAAACTCATTCAGGGCTCCGGCGTTATCATTGATGACAGCGACAACATTTCCGGTGCGGCAAGCCTCACCCTATCCGGAGCAAATGGCGTCGATGTAAACCCAGGCTCGGATATCGACGCCGATCTTCTGACGGTAGGCGTTACAGGCGCCCCAACTTTCTCATGGGATGAAAGTGCCGACGCCTTCAAATATAGTAAACCAGTTATCATCTCATCGGATGGCAATGGCGATATTACCCATACGATTGCGGGTGCCTCGGTTGTTTCCGATCTTGAAGTACACAGCGAAGGAACCGCAGATTTAGGCGGCATTGTTGTTCACCGTCATACGGATACCAATGATTTTGGTGGGCATTTACTATTCCTGCGATCGGACGGCACGCATGCATCCCCGACGCTCGTTGATGATGGAGATACGCTCGGGCGCATTATCGGCCTCGGACAAGACGGCACAGATTATGAGCTCGGCGCAGAAATTCGCTTTGTTGTTGATGGGGTCGCCGCCAACAATGTCATGTATGGCGCTGTTGACATTTATACCAACAATGGCGGTCAAACACTTACGCGGCGTGCAAGATTCCGCGCAGACGGCAGCGTTGAGATCGTCACCGGCCCGCTCACGCTTCCAAACACCGGCCTCCATCTTCTCGACACCAACGCCAGCCATGACCTGATTATAGCGCCGGGATCAGATTTGACAGCAGACCGGACGCTGACGCTGACGACGGGGGACGCCGACCGGACGCTCAGTCTGCCAAGCCCAACGTTTGTAAACACGACACTTTCCGGATATCTTGAAGGCGCTGAAATCTCCACGCCGTCAAATCCGGCTGCAAATTCCTTGCGAGTATATCCCGTTGATGATGGCGGGACAACAAAGCTCGCAACGCTGGATTCCGCAGGGACAGAAACAATCCTGGGATCTGGCGGTGGCGGAGGCGGATCGCAGGACTTCCAACGCTTCAACGCCTCTGGCACATGGACCAAGCCGACAGACGCTGAATTCGGCACGAACAGCATTGTTCTCATTCGCGCTTGGGGCGCTGGAGGCAGCGGAGCCAGCGCTTCGACCTCTTCCGGCGGCGGCGGCGGCGGTTATGTATCTCGACAGATGCTGCTAAGCGAACTTGGCTCAACGGAGACCGTCACGATTGGTGCTGGGGGTGCTTCAGTCAGTAGCGGTACGGGAACCGGCAATGATGGAGGAAATACAACATTTGGTTCGCACGTGACTGCTTATTTGGGTGCAGGAGCGGTTGTTAATCCTACTGGAGGCGGTGGCGGTGGGCCTTTAGGCGCTGCTTCCGGGATAACGCCTGGTTCGCCATTGATAGTAACGAATACGACTGGACCAATACGATTAGGACAGGGCGGTACTAGTGGAGTGGCAGGAACGGCTGGTATTGATCACGGTGGTGGTGGAGGTTCCGGAGCTGTTGGAGGAGCTAGTGTCAACGGTGGAGGCGGCGGCGGTGGCAATAACGCTTCAACCGCGTTTGCTGGCGGAGTAAGTATCAATGGGGGCAATGGCGGTGCTGGCGGTGTTGACGGAGCCAATGGTACAGCGGGAACACAACCAGGAGGAGGCGGTGGGTCGGCTGAAACTGGTGGGGCCTCAGGTGCAGGCGCTGATGGGCGCGTTGATGTGATCGTGTTCCCTGTGGCTTAGTCCACTCCCGCAATTCAAATCCCGCCCCTTCTCAGGGGCTTTTTCTTTGAAAGCCAGAAGGAATAGCGAATGGAAGCCGGAAAGCTTGCCCTCGATGAAATCAAATATTGGGAGCGCAATCTAAAGACGGGTACTTTCTATGATCGCGCTTACCAGGATAGTGAGGGTGTTTGGACGATCGGCTGGGGCACGATCCGATGGGATATGAAGACGCCCGTCAGAGACGGCGACACAATCACCGAAGATGAAGCTGACCGCCAGCTTCGCAAGGAATGCCAGCGCATTGAAGATGCTATAAATTCTAGTGTAAAAGTCCCCTTGACGCAACCGCAGTTCGACGCCCTCATATCGGTATTTTACAATATCGGTATAGGCTGGTGCACCGGCATCGGACACAAGCAGGCGACTTTCATCAAGAATTTGAACAAGGGCAACTATCTCGGCGTCCCGGCCGGAATGCTCCAGTTCACGAGGGGGGCCGTCAGCGGCAAGCATTACAATGGGCTTCTCAATCGTCGCAAGCGGGAAGTGAAAATCTGGCTGACCGATCCTGACAACGATATCGTCCCGCTGCCTGAAACAGTGGCCGTTCCTGCGGAAGGAACTGTCCCCGAGCCGATGCCACAGGCTGTGACGGAAGATCGGCCAACTATTCTTAAGACGGCCAAGGACAGCAAGACCGTTAAGTGGGGCGTCGGAGCTTTCGCTACATGGCTCGCTACGCAGATCACCAATGCTTACGACTGGCTATTCGGTATCGTCAAGGAAGCCGGTCCGGAGATCGTCAGCCTTAAGACGCAGCTATCGCCTTTCGATGCGCTGGTCAAAATGACGCCGACCATTCTCGTTGGCCTCACAGCCTTCTGCATCATCGGCGTGATAGCACAGCGCATTTCCGATAGAGGAAAGCCACGATGATCGGCGGTCTTGTAGCGCTGGCGTTCAACCCATCGTTCTGGATGGCCATCGCGTTTACAGTGACGGTGTCATTTTCGGGAGGCTTTTTCAAGGGCTGGAACGCCTCGAACGCCGATCACTGGCGCGCTCAAGTCACGGAGCTTCACCGCGCCGCCGCGCAGAAGGAAGCCATCATCAAGGCCGACGCGAAGCGCGCCGAAGCCGACCAATCCGAAATCGAACGCTGGAAAGCCGTTGCAGAAAGTATCGCACATGAAAGCCGTCTTGCGCCTGGCTCTTGCAAGCTTAGTGAGTCTGAGCTTGGTAAATTGCACCGCCTCGCCGCCGGCAATCGTTGACACGGCATTATCCTGTCCGCCGGTTCCACATGACATCGTTGCGGAGAGCAGGCGCAAGCCGCGCGTAGAAGGCGATACGGCGGCGCAAGTGGCCGCGAACCTTATAGTGGATGGCCATCGGAAAAACTCGGCTCTCAAGCGCGCTATCCTTGCGCACGAGGAATGCCGGAAATGACTGACCGCGCCAAAACCCTCCTCGCCTTCATTCTTGTAATGGTGGCCGGATGGTCAACCCATGTCTCCGGTGTTTCCGATGAAACATCTCAGGCGATCACGAGGCTGGAAATCCATATCTCCACGCAACGGATGCGGGCGGAAGTCGTCAAGGTTGGCAAGCCGGCTTCCAAGGCTGCCGCCAAGCTGGAGGCAATTCTAACGCGCGTTCGGGAAGCCAAGCAATACGTCAACCGCTCCGAGGATTTCGCCATCATCGCTCTGTCTACCGGAGCGGCGGCGTTTCTGTCTACGCCAGTGCCTTATGTCTTCGTCGCAGCGGGAGCCGTGTTCCTTGGCTGCTCTATGGGGTTCTACTGGCTGGCTGGTTGATCAATTTCGTGGCGTCACGAACATGATCCCCGCGATAGGTTAACGGAAACGGGGTTCGGTTAACATGTTTGGATGGTACTGCGGACCTGACTCGAACAGGTATTTTCTGAGACACAATCAGATGTCTTACCCTTAGACGACCACAGCATGTGGTCTGGGTGGCCGGACTCGAACCGGCGGCCTCCTGCTTCCAAGGCAGGCACTCTGCGCAACTGAGCTACACCCAGACAAAAACGGACCGCTGTTTAGCGGCTCGTCGGTCGTTCTGGATGTCGCAAATGGCAAAGCATGATGCTTTCTATGATGCTATCGAAGGGCGATATTATACTTGACGTACCCACTTGATCTGATATAGTCGGCTTATCAAGGAGATAAGCCATGTCTGTTCTCAACGCGAAACACTTCCATGATGAAGAAGCGGCTTACGCTTTCGTAGAAGCGCGCGTTTGGCCGAACGGACCCGTTTGCCCGAAGTGCGGTGGCGGAGATCGCATCAGCAAGATGAAGGGCAATAGTACGCGCATTGGCGTTTACAAATGCTACGCTTGCCGCAAGCCCTTTACAGTTAAAGTCGGAACCATCTTTGAAAGCAGCCACGTCAAGCTGCACATCTGGCTACAGGCAATCTATCTCATGGCTTCTTCTAAGAAGGGCATTAGCTCTAACCAGCTTCATCGGACGCTTGGCGTTACGTTGAAAACGGCTTGGTTTATGAGCCACCGAATTCGCGAGGCTATGCGCTCCGGCAGCTTTACGCCCATGGGCGGAGAAGGTGGGATAGTTGAAGCCGACGAAACCTTCTTCGGGAATAAGAAGGGCGCACAGAAAAAGCGCGGCTATAGTCACAAGATGGCAGCTTTAGCGCTCGTAGAGCGAGGCGGTGAAGTTCGCAGCTTCCAGATCGACAGGGCGGACGTAGCCAACATCAAGCCGATCGTAGACGCCAACCTCTCCAAAGAGAGCATGTTGATGACGGATGAGGCGCGCTTATATGGGCCTATCGGCAAGGAGTTCAAGCACCACTTCACGGTTGAGCATGGCGCTGGCGAATACGTCCGTGGTTCCGTCCACACCAACACGCTGGAAGGTTATTTCTCCGTCTTCAAACGCGGCATGAAGGGCGTTTATCAACATTGCGACGAGAAGCACCTGCATCGCTATTTAGCAGAATTCGATTTCCGGTATAATGCACGGATAGCTCTTGGCGTTGATGACAAACAGCGCGCGGAAAAAGCTCTGAAGGGAATCGTTGGTAAGCGGCTTACCTATCGGGACTCATCTGCGGCGCGCCAGCCAAGGCAAGAGTAGTCTGGCGTGCTATGGTAAGAAATGGTGACATTGGGATCAAGGTCCCTAAAGAGATTAAGTGGAAGATTGACGCCTATACGGCTGAAACTATGCCCCTTGATCGACTGCTTGCGTATGTAGGTGAGCTAGCTAAGCTGCTTGCTCCGGCCCAGCAGCATCTTCATCTTCTTCGCGTGGAGAGTGGCAGCACAGTTCCGGTATTACGTGTTGATCCTGATTTCCCTGTTGAGGAAATCCACATTCGTAGTCGTGAGTTGGCGCATGGGGTTGCACCAAAGCCTGCTACGAGAAGCTATCTAGCGATTAATCGTATGCTACGCGAAGACAATGCCAAGGCAACTTTGTACGAGAGTGAAGGAGATCGGCAGGCCGAGATAATAATGTTTCCGGGGGCGGAAGAAGCGCCTCCGCTGCTGGCTGGTCTCAAGCAGGCAGGAAATATCGACGGCAGGCTAGAGCGCATAGGCGGCGCGAAAGAATGGGTGCCGATGCGCCTGAGAACGTTAGACGGGGATTGGATAAGCAGGTGCTATGCAAAGCGTAGCCTGGCTAAGGAAATCGGACATCACTTGTTTGAACCGATGCGTCTTTATGGGCGAGGAACGTGGTCTCTATCTTCCGAGGGGCATTGGAACCTAGACAGCTTTCACGTTGATACGTTCGACATTTTGTCTGACAAACCGCTCGTCGATGTCGTCAGGGAGTTGCGGGCGGTGAAAGCCGATTGGGTAGAGAACCCGGTTGCTAGCATATTGAGTGAGGCTGACGAATAATGTCTGGGCTGGATGCCAGCGTTCTGACTTTGTTGCTCTATCCAGACTCGGACTCCCCGTTTGACCCGGCTACACAAAAGCCAGTTGTTAGAGCGAAGGATCGGGTTGAACTTTTGATCGCGGATTTGCAAAAGGCGAATAAGAAGATCGTTATCCCTACGCCTGTGCTGAGCGAAGTGTTGGTCAAGACCGGCTCTTCTGGATTGCAATATGTGAAGATCATGCAGCGATCTGAGGTCTTTGATATTCGCTCATTTGATCAGATTGCTGCGATTGAATTAGCCGAAATGACACGGCGCGCGGAAGCAACCGGTAACAAGCGGGAAGGCTCAGTCGAGCCGTATCAAAAAATCAAACTCGACCGCCAGATTGTTGCGATCTGTAAAATTGCTGGCGTTCAGACCCTATATGCATGTGACCGGGGGCTGAGAACTTTTGCGCAGAAAGCCGGCTTGAAAGTTATAGGCGTCCATGAGCTTCCATTGCCGCCGGAACCGCCACAACTTGATATGCTAAGCCTTCTGAAGAAAGAAGACGAGGCGGAACCACAAGAGCCAAATGTCGATGAACCAGACGAAGAAGACGAAGCACCAGATAGATAGGTTCCGAGAGACCGCACGCGAGCTAGAAGCTGACGAAAGCGGCGAAGCCTTTGAGCGCGCTTTTGGTAAGATAGTCCCGCCCAAAAAGCCAAGGCTCAGGAAAGATAAGTCATCTGGGCAGGACAATAATCAGAAATGAGCAATTTTATCCGGCTCATGTCGGCGATGCGTGAGCAAATGCATGCGACCATTTCGCGGTCAGATGCTTTAAAGGCGCTCGTTTGGCCGATTGGTCTCATGGTCAGTGCGCTTGTCGGACTAGTCTGGGCTGGGGCTTCAACATGGCTATTGATCCTGTTTTCCGTGCTGCTAGCCCTAAGCGTGCTTCTGTATGGAGGCGCATATATTTATTTTCTTTTGAATGATCCGGACGCGCTGAGATCTGAATCATATACATTGAACAAAATGGCCATTGAACATGGCCTTTATGGAGATAGCGGAATAGGATTGATTGAGCCGGATAAGAAGCCAGATGGCTCTCAACTCCTCATTGACGTTTCCGCGTCAACTGAAACTGCCGATGATCCGGAGGCAGATCAGTGACAAAACGATTTATCGTCGCGACAGATCCATTAACTCCAGATCAAGAGAAAATATTTCATCAGAAGCTATTACCTGCTGGATGGTGGCACTGGTTGCCGAATTTTTGGCTTATTAGAGACAATACCGATAGTTTGACTGCCGCCAGTATTCGAGATTCACTCAGGAATATAAACGGCAGTGCCAGATGCCTAGTGCTTGAGGTGGATCCAATTACTTGGGCAGCTCTGACAAAAAAAGATCAGCATGGCAGAGGCATGGCGCAATGGATTACGGATCATTGGTCATCCAAGCCATGATGGGTGGGTACGCAAAGTATAATATCGCCTATCGAAGACTTGTCAAGTGGTGCGCGCGGTCGGACTCGAACCGACACTGTACGGAGCTTAACACCGTTGCCTCCTACCGTTTGGGCTACGCGCGCTTCTGGTTCCCGCTCAAGGTTTCGAACCTCAATCTGCTGACTCAAAATCAGCCGTGCTACCATTACACCAAGCGGGAATTGGTGGCTCAGGGGAGAATCGAACTCCTTCGGCATCCACCCCACATATTTCAAAGCCAGCGGATTTACAGTCCGCCGTGGGGAACCCTCGCCAGTTTGGTGCTCGGAGCGGGACTCGAACCCGCACTGGATGCGCTCTCAACGCATTGACTCTACCAAATTGGCCTATCCGAGCATGGTGCCCCTCCCCGGACTTGAACCGGGAGAACTCTGCAGTCTGAGTGCAGCGACTTTACCAATTTGCCCAGAGGGGCACTGACGTGTTGGGAAATAGGATGCCGTCGCTGATGATGATCAGCGATATAATAGGTAGGAACGTTGAAGGTTTGGCATCATCATGGATCGCTTATAGCAGATCACCCACGAAACACAAACTGATTGTGGAAATTCTCCACAAACGAGCGGCCCGACACCGAAGCTAGCACTCCGGCACCGGGCCTACCACAGAGGCGAATAGAGGTTTCGCATATGGCACAGCAATCATAAGTAAAAACGGGACTGAAACATGGCAGCTACTACAAATGCGGAGCAGGGTGCAAATGGATTGGGTCGCCGGTATGCTCGACCGGATGCGGGAAAGTCAGCACGCGGATCGACAAGTACTGCTCAAGGTGTTAGAACATCAGGAGAAAATCATCGACCTGCTGTCAAACATGGAGCATACTCACAAGTCGAGATTCAGCGGCTTGGCGAGCGCCGCGAGCGGACTGATCGGCAAGGGGATCGCCGTTCTGGCACTGCTGGCGCTCCAGGTGCCTCTCAAAGACATCGTTCTGGCGGTCATGCCATGATGGACTGGGAGAAGCTGTTATCGGTCCTGATTGCATGCCTGCTGATCTTTACGCTGGTGCGAGCCAGCATCATTGCAGCGGGGAGCCAGGAGCAAGATCCGGTGTCGGCTGAGATTTCGTTTTTCGCCGCGCCGGTGCAATATGATGCGATCCCTATATGGAACGGGGTCTCGGGGCGCTAAGACTATATTGGTCATGAACATTGGGTCCATCCTCTCCATGCATACCGGTGCCATCACAATAATGGCACTTCTCTTTTTTTATGGAGTTCTCGACCGGTTCATTCGGATGGTATTTTGCCAGCGTCCGCATCACAGATGGACTAATGTCGATAGTGGCTTTTGTATAACCATTTCCCATGCACCGCTCGCATCGCCTGCCTAATGGCGGAAGGCCGCGCTCCTGCATAGCACGCTTGTGACGCTCCCATTCGCTCATTTTCCTGCCTATCTATGTGTCTCGGGCCGCTAAGAGCGGGACGGGGCTATTCGCCGGATGATTGGGCAAATGGCACTGGATCAACGGTCAGTCCCAAATGACGGCGCACGGTCTCCCAGCAGCGTATGTAATATTCCCGCTGAAAGCTTTCAGGCGTAGCCCCCAAGGGGACGACAAAGCCAACTCGCAGATCGTATTTCGTATGAACCTCTGCTAGGAAATGGAGAGCTTCATTCAGTCCTATAGTTTTCAGATCTTCGTTCATTTCCCTCTCCTATTCATCCCGCCTAATCCGCGTTAGGGTCTTTCCCCCAAGCTTCAGTGCTGCGTCCTTGAAACCAAGATTCGATATCGGCATTCTGCTCCCTCAAAGACTGTCCGTTCGGGCATATGCAGAAATTCAGCCGGCCCACGCGAAAACCTGCCGGCGTTATGCCAGATGCGCGGGAATCGATAATTCCCCAGTTGGCGCACAAGGTGCAATGCCTATCCAGGTAGTATTTTTGCCAATAAGCTTCTACGGCATCGTCGCTCATCTTCCCACCTCTGACCACCGCTCAAACTCTTCTGGCGTGAGCACTCTCTGCCAGATATAATGGTTTGTCGTCGGGGCTGACAGCCCTTGCGTCATCCACGGGTTGCGGATTACCGGACACCCCGGAACGCTGATGTCCCATTCCTCATTGACGATGACTTGATTTTCATCGCGGTGCACGATGTAGGTTTTCAGCAGCCCCGGCGGATTGCCTCTATTCGGTAGCAGTTCCATCAATCTTCCCACCTTCCGGCTGTTCAAACCCCGTGACAACCAATTCAGCATCAGGACGTGCGATGATAGTTGGCGGAAACGGTTTCATCAGAAGCTCAAGACGCTTTTTCTCCAGTTCAATGATTTCTTCCCATGTCCAGCCATCCGGCCGCGCTTGAACCTTCCGGGTAATCCATCCACTGATCTTCATTGCCGCCAGGCAATTTCTTGATGCCCTCTGCGATCGCGTCCTTTGTGCTGATTTCCTGTAAACGCTGGACTCTAACATCTGTAACCTTTAGGAAGATGCGAGCCGCCCAGCGGGGAAGATGGATCGATGGGCGATATTTGCCTTCCGGATCGCAACGCTTGACAGCGTTGAAATATTTCGGCGAAAAGTCTATGCAGGTTCCATCGGCACGATATTCAATCTGCGTGAAGAAATCACCTCTTGCCCTGCAAGCCCATGCTTCACGCACCCAAAGAATATCTCCTAGGCTTCCATAAGGGCATATGCGCCCCCAGCCCTTGTGATCGCGGTGGCTTTCCACGTAGGCCGGATTATATGGCCCCTTGAACTCGGTCGATCGCTTCAGAATACGTCGCGTCTGCGTCTTCCTTCCCTCCAAGATCGCCTTCACCATTGGCGTTGAGAATATGATCGGTCTTTCTTTCATCTTTCCCTCATTCATCATGAACAGATGCGAACGGCGCTGTGTCAGGATTGCGCCACACTTCGGTTTTTCGCCTTGCAAGTTTTGGCTTCGTTCTGCAAGGCAGCATAGCATTTGACGTTCTGTCAAAACCTGAAAAATCCGTTGCCACACAAAGAAACTCCTTGCTCTATCCCGCTTGCTGACATATCCCGTTTAGCGGGACACCTCACCCCAACGTGGGAACGGGTGTATTTTCTATTTTCCTTTATTTTCAACGACTTTCAAGTGTTTATCAGGACGCTGTGCCGTTTTTGAGCCAAAAGTGTCTTCTATGAAACCGGCCATGTCCTCAGGGTGTGCATAGTGTTTCAGCAACGTCCGCGTGTCTTTCCAGTTTCCGGTCTTCGCGACCATGATCACGTTCTTGTTCTGGCGCGTGACGGCCTCCGTCGCGAACGAATGCCGGCCCGCCTCGTACGGCGTCACATAGTCGATGCCCGCGAGCCTGCATGTCTTCTTCCACGGCTCGATCGGTCCCTTGAGATCGGCCCATCCAAAGACGCGCCACTCCCCCCGATACTGTCCCCACTGAATTTGCCGCGGCGGCAATCGCCGCAAAACTTCCGTCATCTCCTCGGTCAGCCAGAACTCGCGGCGCGATCCGGTTTTCGTGGCGACGCTGCTGATCCCGTAGTTGCGCGCCAGATCCAGGTCGTGCGGCTGCAGCATGATCGCCTCGGTCGGTCTCGCTGCCGTCGTATGCAGAAACAGCGCGTATGCCGCCAGATGCGGCGAAGTTGCGCTCGCCATGAACCTGTCGATCCATGTGCGATCAATCGCGCGGCGAACCCGCTCGTCTTGGGCCTTGAACCGTCTGATCCGGATCGGCGCGCACATCCCGTTGTCATGCGCGTAATTGATGACGGCGCTGATCGGCACGATCACCTGCCGGTTCCAAGTCTGCGTCTTGCAGCACGGATAGAGTTCCTTGGCCAACGCCTTCACCGTGCCTGGCTTGATCTTCGCCAATTTCATACGGCCGATCTTTTTCAGGATCGGTTCCAGATAGTTTTTCTTCGGCGTCACGTTCTTCAGGTAGTGGACACAAGCTTCAGCGAAGGTAGCCTCGTATTCGATTCCGTAGATCGAGGCTCGCTGGAGACGCGCTTCTTCTTCTGCTTTCTTACGGGCTGCGATTTTCGGGTCGCGAGTTCCAAGGCTTCTTCGTATGCGTTCGCCCTCAATAGTCCCGTGGATGTACGCAATCCCGTTCCGCCATTTGATTTCGATCGACATAGACTCGTTACCTCCAGAAGCCGGTCAAAGTCCTCAAGGCGAAGATACATCTTGCCGCCGATGATCGAACAGCACTTATGTTTACGAATGGTCTCGCGCAGCGCGCGCTCCGACACGCCGGGCAAGAGCGTCTTTATGTCCTCGATGGTGAGCGGGGCGTAAAGTGTCGTCATCAGATTGTGTCTTTTTCCACTTGCAACTCAACATGCTCTTGGATGTGCTGCTTTAGTTCTGCGGAAAGGCGGAACCACTCGCCACGCACTCGCATGTCTTTGAACTTACGATGGAAGAATTTTTCAATTCTTGGGTTGCCCGGCACCGATCCGAGGAGTGTTAATGGTTCTGGATGGCATAAATCTATCGCTGTCACGCGCTTGGACACGTCCATCGCATAGCCGATCTTCACGTACCGACCGCAGGAAGTTCTTAGAAAATAGACACGGCCGGTGATTTCGTCGTCCCAAGGGTCTTCGGGATTGTTCCTGAATTCATCCAGATGATCCGGGTGATACCTCCGATATTTCCCCACGCGGACAAACGGAATCGGCAGGTCGCGAACCTTGCGCGGCGACACGCCGAGCATCTCGGAAACGTCCTCCGTTGAAAGAAGCTTAGCGAGCGCCAGTGTCATCTTCCCCTCCGGTATTGAGGTTAGAAGCGGGGGCGATACGCATCTGAATTTCTTTATTAAGCAAATCCAGAGCGGCGACGGTTTCGTCGTACATGGCGCTATCGCTGTATTCATCTGCCGGGACGATTTGGATTCCATCGCCGATATCGACTTCGTCTGTCTGGTTCAAATGCCAGTCGTGATGTCTTTGGAGTGCGACGCGGACGCCTTCCAGGATCAGAATGTCGCTCATCTGTCGCCTCCGGTGTTCTGAAAGGGGCTGATGCCGCTCATGACGATAGGTTTTTCGCGGCAGAGCGAGACGACATCCTCCAAGTGCTCGTTGCATACGAAGACGACTGAGCCGGATTCGGCCACCATATGCTCGGTTCTGTTTGAACACTCTCGATGCATGCAAATCTTGAATGCGGGGTCACTCATCTGTCTTCTCCGCCGGAGCCTGGATGTAGGAATCACAGTGGAAATCATGCGCTGTGAGACCTTGAATGATGGTCATGACGGCATGCTCGTTTACCGGACGCTTCACGACGCAATGACCAACAGATTGCGGCTCATCATCTGCGAGCAGGACGACGCGCCAGTGTTCCCAGAACTTGCAGGTGGAGCAGGTGTCAGGCATCGGGTTCCTCCTTGGGAGCCGGGATGTAGGAATCACAGCACGGCCGGCCGCGACGCTGGAAATCGCAGTAGCTCTGCCAGACCAGTGACGCCGGAGCCGTGAACCTGTAACAGTGATCCTTGCTGGGACAGAAGGAGTCGTTGCATTTGGATAGGTCGGCCATCAAGCTGCCTCCGCTTTCAAAGCGTCGATGTTGACCTTGTGAACTTCGAAGCTGATTGCACAGACGAACGGGTTCTCCGCCCATGATCCGGGGCCGTTTATTCCCTCCCAGAGATACGCAAAATGAACCTGAGAGGCTTCGTTGCAACCCTCCGCCTTCGCGTCTTCCTCGCTGATATCCTGAAGACGCTGGACATGGATATTTGTCACGATCAGTGTAAGGCGTGATGCCCAGCGGGGCATGTGGATACCGGGCCTCCGCCTGCTTACCCATCCGTCATAAGTCGCCGGGTGTTGGACTGCGGTATCTGGCGGCAAGTCCCGAGGTGTGATACCGTCCTTGTCGCAATGGGTTTGCCATTGTTCGCGGACATAAAGACGATCGCCAATATCATATGGAGGGCGGACGCGATGCCAGCTCTCCTGATCTGCGTGTCTAACCCTCAAATGAGCATCGGGAGGGGCGTTGCCGGGCCCCAAAACGACATCCATAAACATTGCCGTCGAGCGCGGCTCCGCAGTGGACCAATCAAGCTGATTCCAGAAAGATCCAGACGGGCTGCCGTCTATGCTCCATCGGCGTGATAATGTCCGCCGTGTCTGCGTTTTCCTGCCGCCAAGCAACGCTTGCACCATCGGCGCTGAAAATAGGATTGGACGATCTGCCATACTACTCTCCCTCTATGAGTGGAAATGGGGGAAGGGGGAGCGGCATCCAGTGGCTAGGGCCTACTTTTTCTCGCCGCCAAAACTCCCCATCCGCCAGACGAATCTGAACTTGATCGCTAGGTGGGTGCTTGCTTGACCAAACGAGGATGCGATTATTCCCGTCGAGTCCCGGCGCGGTCTCTATTGGCTTCCACTCCGTAGCAGAGAGAAGCTGACGGAGAGCGGAGGCGGTTTTGAACGCAACCGTGTTCCCCAATCTCGCATAGCCGTCGCCGCTTTCACCGCGCTCGGCTGCGTGATGGAGAATGGTGGCAAGTTCCTCTATCTCTTCTCTGGTACGATCAGCCATTGTCCGACTCCTGATTGATTTTATGTGGTGTCAGGCAAACGCCATCGCTCGCAGCGGTCATCTCATCGCCTGCGTTCGCAGGCTCCTCAATCTGGCTTTCTTCCAGGTAGCTGCCGTGGATGGTCTCGTAGTGTTTGCGACCATCCCATATGATGCGATAGCAGTTCACGTCGCGGCTAAAGCCGACTACGGTTCCCTCTACGATCGGCGGCGATCCGCGACGCTTCCCACGCAGGGGAAAGATTTTCCGAAAGCGCTCCGATGGCCGGATGCGATCGCCCTTCTTGAATTCTGGTTCGATGACACCCCAATTCACTTGTCTTCCTCCGTCTGGCTTTGGGAGCGCTTTAAGGAGCGGAGAGCCTTTGCAAGCAGATAAGCCGTCTCGTTCGACGCCTTGATGTGCGTGTCGGAGTAGAATTCTTCCGGCTCCCATTTCACGCCTTCGGCGACGATCGAGACGCAAGCCTCTACGGCTTGATCCCATACGGCGTTAGCTCCCGCTTCCATCGCGTCTTTCTGATCTTTCACCAGAAGCCGCCATTCTTCCGGGAACGTGAAGCTGAAGCCGGCCTTACGGTAATGCTCCATGCGGGCTTCCCACTCGATCTGCCCGATTGTCTTGCTATCGTCAGACATCTGCATTCTCCCTGAACCTGATCCGCGCCATCATCTCCGTGAATTCCTCGTGGCTCATCTTGCGTAGGATCTGATCCTTCGGCATTAAGACGAATCCTGCGGATTCTATCGCGGTGAGAGCGGCGGCCGCGTCGGATTCACAGATGCAGCGATCGTAGTTACTATCGTCACAAAGATGGTCTCGGCAGCTATGCTTTGCGGATATAGCCTGACGGATCTTCTCTTTCAGCTTGTCTATGTCAGCCATCGGTGTTCCCCTCCGTTGCAATGGCGTGGTCATGAAGTGGGCATTTCAGCAAGTTGAACTGACAGAGGGAATTGCCGTTCTCGCATTTGAGCTGAAGCGGTGCGCCGCACATCAACCAGTCGAGTGAAACATTCAGTTCCCTGCCAATCTTGATCAGGACTGACGAGCATGGGTAGGCTTGGCCATGTTCGTACTTCCAGACGGCCATGCGTGAGACGCCGACTTTCTTGGCTAGATCTGGACCTGTGATATCGTGGTAGGCGCGCGCCGTTCGCAGCCGTCTTGCGAATTCATCGCTGCGCCAATCACTGTCAGCCATCGGCGTTCCCCCCGGTTGCAATTGCGCGTAGAATGACGCGGAATATCCCCTGCCTATCGTCTTTGTCAGTGCGGACCCCGGACGGGCCGGTTACGGTGAGATGTTTTCGCGGCAGGTCGCATTCAGCCAGCGCCAGCAGCGCGGCCCGTTGAGCCGCCATAAGCCGATCAATGAAATCCTGCGGGAGGTCATCCCATGCAGGCTCTATGCCCTCGACGCCGGAGATCCATGCTTCGTATGCAGCGCGTGCTGCCGTCTCAAGCGGCGTCATTCCGTCACCTCATGGTCTTGAGCGCCGGTGGCTTCAACCGGAAGCCCCTCAAAGAAATACGAAACCGGAATTCCGAGAGCCTTCGATATCTTCCAAAGCGTGATGGCGTAGGCCCGGCTTTCCCCGCTCTCATAGCGGCAGATGATCGAGCTGTTTATTCCGGCGCGGTCAGCCAGGTCTTTCTGTTCAAGCCCGCGGTGCTCGCGCCATCTGGTAATCTGTGCGCCGACATATTCGTCTATGGGGTTCAGTCTCATCCCGTCACCTCATGGTCTGGGAGAGAAGCGGCGGCGGCCATGATCTCGTCTATCGCGCCGTCGTAATCTTCGACTTCCCAACTCACCTTTTGGCGAAAGGCATCTTCCATCATCTCGTCGAAAAGATTTTGAACTTCGCCGCGCGTAAGTCCCTCGAAGTCGTAAGCTTCGATTTCCGTCATCTGGGGGCGGTCCTTGCCGAAATAGCCGTCCGCCGCTTGCCATTTGATTTGTACTTTGCTCATCTCACCCTCTCGTATTTCTCTTTCACTGCCCGGCGCTCTTCAGGAGACGGGAAGCCTCGGGACTGGATCTTCGCCTTGCGCTTGGGCTTGTCGGTCTCGACCGTTTCGCCGTAAACCTTAGCCAGCATCTTCCGTTGAAACTCCGCATGTGCTTTGCCGAACCGTTTCCCCTTGGCGACTTCCGTGGTATCCTTACGGGACTTTTCGCGGTGTTCAGCGCGCTGTAGCGGCTGTAAATTCTGCGGGTCATTCGATCCGCCCTCGGCCCAGCGGCGCACGTGGTCGAAATCAACCGCTGAGCAAATTTCCTTGGCCGTCGCGCTCCGCAGATCGCCCTTGATAAGCCAGTCGTCACCTTCGACGCCGCGACGGATATGCAAGAGTGCTGATGCCAGCTTCTCGTGCATGTTCGGCTTTTTCCGGTTCTGGCCTTTGCGTGGGGCGATCTGGCGGACTGTCATTTTCTGACTATCGCTATGAGGATAAACACCAGCACGATCACAACGCACAAAAGCTGTATGCTGATTATCATTCCCTGAAGTTCCGTCACTTCACCACCCTCCTCATCTTCCTCACTCCCCAAATCACCGGCACCAGCATCACCGCGACAACCAGAGCAAGGCCAACCCCTATGCCGGTTAGGAACGTTCCGTAGGCCCACAATGCTTCCCGTAGCCATCCACGGCGCTTCTGTGCTTCCGGCTGCATACGGGCCTCTATCTGGTCTTCTAGGGCTGGCCAGGGGGTCGTCATTCCGTGTCCCTCAGAAATCCATCAATCCGCCCGACAAAATCCAGCGCGCGAATCTTCAGAACTTCGGCTTCGGTGCGCATGATCTCGATCTGCGCCGCCATCCCCCGGTCCTCATCGCTGAACAGGTCGCGGGGAAGGATTTCAAGCGCGTTGCAGATCGTCTCCACCCAGTCTAGGGATAGGGTCATGTTTCCGACTTCAAGCCGCTGTATCGTCTGCGGCGTTGATCTGCATTTGAGCGCGAGTTCGTTCAGGGTCATGCCCTTCAGTTTTCTGATGAGCCTGATCTGTCCGCCGACTGATTGCGCAAGCGCGCCGGTGTATGGTTTTGTGATTTCTGCAATGCTCATGCTGCGCTCTCCGTCACCTTCTCGCCTACAGGCGGGCCGAACCGCTTATCTGACTGAAACAGCATTTTTTTGCCGATCAGCGTTTTGCCGTCCCATTCCCAGCGGTCTCCGGTGATGGTAAATTCACTCGGATTGCACGTTGTCAGATCAGCCTTGCGCCCGACGTAGCTTATCGTTTCGACGCGGGCTTTCTGATCATCGGGGAGTCGTTCGAAAATCTCTGGGTAGTGATGCTTGAGGTCAGATATGAACTTCGGAACTTCTTCTTTCTGATAGCTGGTGATTTCCCCGCCCATCATTGCACGAGGACGAAGGTTGCACAGCTTCTCAAGAAACTCCGTTGTCAGATGTTCTTCGCTGATCCAGCGGTTTTCCAGAAGCCCGCCGTCATGCCAGCCTTTGTCCATAAAATGATATGGCAGATAGTATTTTCCGTTCGCGCGGAATATGCGATGTTGAGCCTTGAGAGGCTTCAGTGCGTTGAGCACGTCAGCATTGGCTTCGCGCCATTTCTGCATCGTGCTGTAGAAGCTTACTGATCGGTTCGTGGGGCCTTCATTGCAAGATTTTCGACCAAACGGACACCGCTGCGTTGCACCCTGATGCAGGCAAGATTTTTCCTTAACATACAGGTCACAAGCTTCCGGATTCTCGCATGACAAGACGAACAGCGCGCAACGCTTACTCATGCCCTTGAAAAGGTTGTTCGCCGGATTTCTGATCCATGCGAAAATCTTGGTCATTGAGGTTGTTGTGCTCATCCCCATCCCCTATGCGCTTGCCGCTGCTTTAAGATCTGAGACCGGGGTGTCGGATACGCCAATCGATTCCAGACAGGCGACCTTCCGCTCAACCTCGGCTAGGAAATTCGTGACTGTCATTGAGATTTCCTTCAATCTCGCATCGTCACGACGTACCCGCTTGACGAACAGCGCAAGATGCTCTGGCATGCGAGGATCGTATGAAACGAAATCGCACCATGCGCGATCTGTGCACTCCATCTGCCAGAGCATCTGCACGACGTACTTGTCCTGGACCTTTTCGCTCAGCAGGGTCTCGATGTGTGTGGCCGTGTTCGGGCATTTGATCTCGACGAGACCGTTGCCGACGAGACCGTCTGGCGAGCATCCGGTCATTAGGATTTTCGGATGGTCTATGAACCCGACTTCCTCGACCTCGACGCTGTGATAGAACTCGTATGCGGCGCGCGCCTGCGGTTCCGTCTCGGTGCCCCAAGCCATAGCCGAATTCGTGTAGCGATCAGCGGGTACGCCGGTCAGGCGCTCGGCGATCAGTTCGGCCATGTAGTTCGCGCGCGACGCACCCCAGCCGGATTTGGTCTTGGCGATCACGTCAGCCAGCCGGGACGCTGTAACCTTGCCCAGCCGCTGACGCCTCCATTCATCCGATCCCTGAATGATCATTGCTGCCCCCTCTTGCTTTCAAGCGCCTGCATTGCAGTCCCAAACAGGGAAGCGGGAATGGCGGCAAAACCGCCAATGTGCAAGTTGGCTTTCTTTGACATGTATTTGCAGAAAGCCTTCTTATCAGCCCCCACTTCATCGGCCAGATCGATCAGTTCGGTAAGCTGCTCTTCTGATATTGGAAGCCCAATTTCAGCCGTCTTTCCGTCATCGTCCTTCGCGGCAGCGAGACCCAGCGCGAGTTTCAGCGTGTACCTTTGGAGGTACGAAACGGTGCTGCCGATCGACTGGATGCTGTTCTTCTTGCCTGACGTGTCGGCACCAGCGGCAAGCGTTGTTTCCTCGCAATGCCCCTCGCGATGTGTTACAATGCAGGTGACTGAAATCAGACCGTTTTCCTGCTTCGAGCGGTAGCGGTAAGACAGTCCGCTCTCTGACAATATGGGATTGATCGCGGTTGCGATGTCGCCAAGTGTCTCGTAATCGAAATCAACTTTGTCTGGCTTGGGGCTGTTATTCGCCGGGCCGTTGCCGTCACCCTTATTCTTCACGTCGTAGGCGACGTTCGAGCGCTTCATGATGACGGGGATTTTCGCTTTTGCGTCAGACATCGCCTGATCAAACGCCATGCGCGCCTGGTTCGCCTGCCAGCGCTCCTGCAGGCCCATGAGCTTCTCAACGACTTCGACGCTGGATCCGTTTGTGACGGCCTGGAAGACCATCTCCATAGGCGTTACGGCCTGCGGGCGCATTGCCACGTCCTGCCCGTGCTCTATCGTCTTAAGCTGCTGCGTGGTCATGTCTGCTTCGCCTTTCGAATAAGCTCATCCAGTTCAGTAATAAGGAAATCATTCCGTGCTTCAGCGTCTTCCGCGCGCTTCTCTGCTATGCGGAGACGGGCTTCAAGATCGGTGAGAGCGTCGGCGGCTTCGCGACACAATTCTGTCGTGTAAGGATCGTTCACGACATAATCCCGAAGCCGCTCTATGAGGGCGCTAGCTGTCATTGGAGGACTCCTGCCCGTGCAGTTTCTGAAGGTTCTCATCGACGCGATGCAGGATTGCCGCTATTTCCGGAGCCAGAATTTCGCCTTCCTTTCGGACGGCATTGGCAGCGCGCAATCCGACAGAATAGGTTCTGTCCGGAGTGACGGAAGTTTCGCGCCCGATCGCCAGACCCCGCTTGACAAGTCCGAGCCATATGGCATCGTCTTCACTGTCTCGGTCAGCGGCGAAATAGTTGCGATAGGCAAACCTGTCGCGGTTCCAGCCGAGCGAATGACGGATGATTTCAATTTCGCGGTCTGTCAGTTCTGGGTTGCTCATTCGACGATCCCTTCAGCTATCCGGTAAGTTTTGCTATGGCGGTCATAAGCCAGCGCGCTCGTCCGCTTCTGGATCACGCTGATGTCTATCGATGCTTGCGGTACGCTGACTTCCCCGATACGCTGGATGTCTGCTCTGTTGAGCGTGCCTGTTGAAAGTAGATGCTTCATTGCGGCGGCAATGCGCGTGCGCTGCGCCAATCGCAGCCCGCGCCATGTGATTGCGTTCGGGTCCGTCCATTCGGATTTTGGCATGGGCTCTCCGGCAAGCCGCGCATCCCGTTCTTCCCGGCTTATCAAGCCTTCACGGTGGAGGGTGTAGAGGTTCATGCTTCCCTCCGCTCAATGTCGCAGTACACGCCATTCTTGGAAGTGCTGAACCTACGAACTTTGCCATCGTAAACTTCGCGGATAAGCTGGCTCTCTCGCGGACTCCAGTCGCGCCATTTGTAGACATCTGTGAGAGTCTGGGTTATGGTTTTACCGCCATCGAAAGTGACGATGAATGGCGCTATATCAGGACTTTTACGTGCGAGCTTTGCCAGTTCACGGAGGGTTTCCGCCAGATCATTCTGGCAGTATTCTCCCTTCTCGGAGGCCTTGCACCCAGAAGCATTCGTGTCGAACTCACGCCAGTAGGTGTCGCACTCGCAGCCGCAGTCAATCTCATCGGCTGCATATTCGAGCAGGTCCGGATTAATGAAGAGATCCCGCGTGTTTAGCGCTACTTCAAGCTCTTCGATGCTTATGTGTTTCATGCTGCCAACTCCGTCCCGCGCAATACATCGATCAATGCCTGGTAATCGTATGCGTCCAGATCCATCTTATGGAGATCGCGCGCGGTGATTTCGGCTTCCCGGAGAAGCTTCAGCGCTATCTCCGGCTGATCGAGATTGTTGATCAGGTCAGCGCATGCGAGGGCGTAGCCGCGCATAGTGGTTTTGCAGGCGTAGCGGTTCATGATGCGTCCTTCATTAACTGCGTGCAAAGCGAAGGCTTTCCTTGAGGCGTTCGATCTCAGCCTCAAGATCGGCAATCCGCGCGTCCTTGATCTCGTCGGAATACAGCTTTGCCAGAGTTGCGCGCACTTCTTCGGATCGGTAAGCGCCGGGGCGAATGTATTTCACGCTCGCCCATTCTCGCCCTCCAATGAGGGCATTCACGCTATTCTCGACCATGCGCCGCATTTCATTCGCTGCATTGTATTCGGCATCGCAAAGCAACCAATCCTGAAAGGCTGACCACACCTGATCCCGTACGGTATTGAGCACCGGGTTCATGATGGCTGCCATCAGCTTTTCCGCGTGCTCTTCTTCCCAATGAGCCAGAAATCGCCTTGCGGCGGCGTCTGCTGCCTTGTACTCTGCTCCAAGACTTGGATGGGATTCGGCGAATTCTTCCTCTTCTGCTGTGTAAGTCATGCGGCTGCCCTTTCGAGATCCTTGCGCCGTTTCACCTCATCCAAAATCGCCTGATGCCGTGGCAGGCTGTAGCACCAGTGTCTTGCCTCGCTCCGCTTGCGTTCGAGTTCGAGATGACGGAGCAAGTCGGAGTCGGATAGGGATTTGAGTTGACGGTGGAACGGCATCACACGTCCTCCTCAAACATCTGAATTCCGCTGTTGAGAATTTCCTTGAGCGCAGATACGATGGCGGTGCCCTGAAATCCGTCTGCGTACAGTTCATCCAGCTTCCGAACGATGATCTTCTTGGCCAATGACGTTTCGCGTTCGAGCAACGCTTCACGTAGGGCTCTGAACATTTTCTGGTCGCTCATTGCTCGCCTCGTGCTTTGGCCAGTGCTGCTTCAAGCGCCACGATCACCTCTTGTGCTAGCTCCGGTGACGAATTACCGTACTCGTAGCTTTTCAGGGCATGGCTCGCGGCTTGCGCGGCGTTCATGAGTTGGTCGCGCGCGTTTACGGCGGCGGCGTGGGCTTCCCAGTTTTCGTCATAGGGAGCCATCGGAATGCACCACTCTTGACCGCGCCATCCATACCGGGCGTATTCGAAGTCACCGTTCCATCCGCTATGGATGTAGCGGCCAAATGTACGAGCCATGACGAGGGTGAAGGCTATGCGCAGTGTTCTGATGAACCGCATCACGCCACTCCTTTCGGATCAGGAAATTCGAAAACGGCGGCGGACTCATGCCGTTCGGAGGTCAAGCCCGCCGCCGCTACCTTCTCAACACCGCCTGACTCTTTGTTAGCCGCTTGGTCAGTGTTTCCCCGCAGGCGGAGAAGGCGAAACTTTTCAATAAGAAGATCGGTGTTCTGAGTTTCGAGCTGCGATATTGTTTTCTGCTGGGTGTCGATCAGGCCGGCGGCGCTATCCAGCGTCTTGCGGTAATCTTCCGCCACGCTGCCCAGAAGCGCGATGCTGAGCACGATGAACAAGCCGAACACGACAGCGCCGAGGCTGTTGAGATTGATCGGCAGCGCCACCACGCAAACCACCATCGAAGCAAAGCCCCAAGTGCGGGCAATGCGAAGGTTGCGGGCCAGCCGCTTTCTTTTGTCCTGAGAGGCTGGCTGGCCCGCTTCTGCCCGAGAGGCATCAACGTGGGAGGAGACATCTTCTCTCGGTGCAGAAATGTTCATTGGGAGTGCTCCGGTAAATCAGTTATCATTTCGCTTCAGGATGCGGGTTGTACATGCCGTCGAGCTTCTGATCGTCGAGGCTCTTGACATGGAAAGTTCCGCTCAGAAGTTGGTTGACGGTTTTGTGGAGTTCCTTGCGCAGGCCGTCCTTAAGGCCAGCCGTGATGTTGACAACATGCTGCTTCATGTCGTCTTTGAAATCGTTTGCGACCAGTTGCGTCATCAGCCATTCGGCGCGGGTAATGTCGTTGGTGCTTGAATACGAAGTTGGCTTACCGTGGCGGTCTACCTTCTCATTCCAGTAGCCGCTGATCAGCTTTTCCAGTTCCTTGCGGATTGTCGTCGGCTCGCCTTGCCGTTCACCCCATGACGAGATGCGGCAATATTCGCGGTCGAAACCGTTGCGGATCGCGTCCTCGATCGCCGCTGCGATCTGCGCATCGGCTTTATCCTTGAACAGGGCGTCGATGCGTTGCTCGACCGCCTTCTTGACGCGAGAGTAAAGATCATCTTCGCCGATGATTTTGTCGGCCACATCGGCAATGATGGCGTCTTCAATGCGCTTTTTATCGAGTTCCATTTCAGTCCTCTGTTTAAAAAAGTCCCAGCCTTAGTTAGTTTGGCTACACGGTGGCTGGGGCTTGCAGTTTCACGGTCTCGGGAGGAGAAGCCGTGTTCGGGTGTTCACCGATAAAACCAGTCCCTGTGAACGTCTTGGATATCGTCCAAGTACGATTCGCGCGCCTCGGCTCTGGCTTCGCGGTGAAGCTCACGAAGTTCCTGCTGATATTCTTCGTTGGAGATAGACCCGCGTTCCAGGCGGCGCTCTAAGCGCTCTTCCTCGCGTTCAACTTGGTGGTCTATGCTTTCGCGGCGTGTGCCCATTCCCTTGACCCTTTATCCCTTATTCCGATGCGTGAAACTCGTAGCCGCCCCGCTTGCCGTTGAAGCGCTCGGGCTTCGCAAAGCGTTCGAAGCTGCGCGGGGCGTGTATCCATGAACCGTTCTGCCGGATGACTTTTCGGATCACCGGAAACCCAGCAAGTGTGACCCGCTCAATTCGAACGTAGCGTTCATCGCGCGGATCGACTTCTTTCCAGATTTGTCCTTTTGCCGGTTCCTGGCTCATGCCCTTGACCCTTTTGCCCTGAAGGCCCAGACCGAGCTTTATGGGCAGGGCCTGGGTTGAAGAGGCGGCAGGCGACCGGGGGGAAGCCTGCCGATGAATTGGAATTTAATTCCATTCACAGGGCGCGTCAAGTGGAAATTGGAATTTTAATCCAATTTATTTACATCGGATGTTTAGGTGATATTTTCGCTACAGCTTCGTGATCACGCTCATGCAGCGGCAGATGATCTGACCGGGGTGGTCAGCATCGATCAAGTCGATAGGATAATCTGCGTTGAGGGGATGTAGCTCGACCTTGGGCACGCCGTTGGCGATAACCTTGGCGACGCGGTACTTTCGAAATACCGCCTTGTGATGCCCGTTCGTCACAGCTAGCACGAAATCCCCTGGCTCTATGGGTGCGTCAGGATCACAGATCAGTGTATCGCCAATAGAAAAGTTCGGCAACATGCTGTTGTCATCCACATCGACAGTGAAGCTCGAAGCGCTATGCGCGGTATCGATAGCTGTGCTCATTTCCCCAGACCAGATATTTAAGATATCATGCCCCGACTTAAACTTTACTAGATCTACAAGTGTGACTTTTGGGACGCGCAATGTTTCTTCTTTATTGGGCAATTGGACATAATTGGATACTTTCTGTCCGCTAGCAACCCCAAAAAGTAAAAATTGTTCTGATACGCCGAGTGCTTCGGCAATTCTACCTAAATTGCCTCCGCGCGGCTGTTCTACAGCGCCACGCGCGTATTTTGTTATCAAATGATAGGGGACGCCCGAGCGCTCAGCGAGCACGGTCTGGGACCATCCCTTCTCTTCCATCAATTTTACCATGCGTTCATGCCATTTCATGATTTCCACATTAGTGGAGTTCGATGACAGGACGCTGGAAAAAAAAGCTTGATCTTTGGAATTATAGTCCAATATAATGCCATCTAATGTCAAATCATATTCTCACATGTCAGCAGATTGTCCAGCGTTGCGGCGGACCAGTGGAGCTCTCCAAGCAAGTCGGGCGCACGCACTGGGCCGTCTACAAGTGGAATAAGAACGGCATACCCGATGAGTATTGGGATCTGATCATGTCGTTGGCGGGGGTGTCAGTTGATCAGATCTACAACGCCAATTTGCGGGCGCGTGGCGCAGAAGGCTCCATTCGCGAGCATGAAGGTGCCGCCGCCTAGTCCCCGAGTTAAACGTCGCCTCCTTGTACGTGAGGCGTGGATCGAAACCCGAGTAAGCGACCGCCCTTCCTTTCACGGGCGACAGTATTTGAGGGCGTCTTAATTCCCGATGCGTGAGTCAAAGGCTGGGGGCGGTCGTCCTGCTATGCAGGCATTTTTAAAGCAGTCAAATCGGGCAATCCCTCGCGAGTTTCGTATGCGTCGCGTTTGTTGCGTGCGGCTCGTATCGCGTCGCCGATAGTACGGTGTTCGTTTCTCAGTCCCCCTGGGTTGCGATCATCTTTTTCTCCCCGGCCAGCCGGTGCCGATGCCCTCTGCTATCGGCTGGCCGATCTGAAAACGGAATGAAGGCGATGGCCGCAGAAGACTGGACCGAGGAACGGGTGAAGGTGCTGACCGAGATGTGGGCCGAGGGGCTATCAGCTTCCATGATCGGAGCCAAGATCGGCATGTCGAGAAATGCCGTCATAGGAAAACGTATCCGTCTTGGCTTGCCGGGTAGAGGCGTCAAGGGTGGCCGTAAACGCGCCAATACGCCGTCCAGCTTGCCGTTGAAACCACCGCGAGACCATCGTGACCACACAACCATCAACGTCGCAGAATTAAGAAGGCTCCGCGCGGAAATGGAAGCCGCTCCGAAACAGGAACCGAAGCAGACGCCAGAAGGTGCCCCGGTTCCGCTGATGATCCCGCTGCTGGATCTCACCGATCAGATGTGCCGGTGGCCGTGCAACTCCCCCGAACGTGGCGGTGATTTCCTTTTCTGCGCTCACGAGAAAGACCGCGGCTCACCCTACTGCAGATTTCATGAGCGGATCGCATTCGCCGGCCGCCCTGTCTCGCGCGCCACTCGCCCGATGAGGAGAGCAGCATGACCACCGATCGGCGATTGTTCAACCTGAAAAACATGCTGCGCGGCAATGAGCGGGATGAAGCACTCCGTTTGTGGAACGAAGGCAACGACACCAAGCAGATTGCCTCGCTCATGCACGCGACGGAAGCGGCTGTCTATAACGGACTGCATGAGCTTCGTGGCCCGCGCAAGAGACGCGTGAGGCTTGCCGCATGACCACCGGAACCCGCATCGGCGACATCTACCGCCTTCAAATCGACAAGGACGGAAAAGTCAAAGTCGAACGCGATGAGGCCAAGGTCAAGTCCCGTAAGCCTGTCTGCGCTCGCTACGCGAAGCCTAAAACGCGGGTCGCCAAGCGCGGGGAGGTCTCCAATGTATGACGCTGCAGACAATTCAAGCAAGTCATACGACGTGGCGATTTCTTCCCTGCGGGAACGGCTGGAAAAATCGCGGACGGTCGTGGATGGGTGCACCCTCTATAATGAGGACTGCCGGTTCATCCTGCCGACACTGCACAACGTCGACTCCATCGTTACAGATCCTCCATACCATTTGACCAGCATCGTCAAGCGCTTCGGTAAGCCTAACAGTGCGCCCGCAAAAAGCAATGGCGAAACTGGTGTTTATGGCCGTTCGGCTCGCGGTTTCATGGGCAAGACCTGGGACGGCGGAGACATCGCCTTTGACCCCGAACTCTGGAAGCTTTGCCTAAACGCATTGAAGCCCGGCGGGCATCTGCTCGCATTCGGCGGCACCCGCACATATCACCGCATGGCTTGCGCCATTGAGGATGCAGGCTTCGAAATCCGCGACTGCATCGCATGGGTTTACGGAAGTGGATTCCCGAAGTCTCATAACCTGTCCGATGAATGGGCTGGCTGGGGAACCGCGCTTAAACCAGCCTTTGAGCCGATCATCGTGGCGCGTAATCCGATCTCTGAGAAGTCTGTCGCTGCTAATGTTCTGGAGCATGGAACGGGTGCGTTGAATATTGATGGTTGCCGGGTGGAAACGGGTGATTTACTCGGCGGCGGAGCCGAAAAACGTGTTGCCATTGAAGGTAAACATGAAGGCTGGGCGCGCCCTTGGATGCACAATAAAGAGGCTGTTGATGCCCATGCAGATCGTGTCCGCTCTAATGTTCGGCGCGCCGAAAGTCTGGGAAGATGGCCTGCCAATTTCATCCATGACGGCAGCGAGGAAGTTGTCCGGTTGTTTCCGGAGACGGCAAGCGGAAGCATCGCCCTACATCATCAGCGCACGTCAACGAAAACAAAGCACAGTTTTGGTGAGAGAGCGGCCCCGCCGGAAGAAACATTCGGCGACGCGGGCTCTGCAGCCCGGTTCTTCTATTGCAGCAAAGCAGACAAAGACGACCGCCTGAAATCCAAACACCCGACAGTCAAGCCGATTGACCTCATGGCCTATCTCGTCCGGCTCGTCACACAGCCCGGCGGCACCGTGCTCGATCCCTTCGCCGGATCGGGCAGCACCGGCATGGCCTGCATGCGCGAAGGCATGAACTGCATCCTGATCGAGCGCGAGGAGGAGTACTTCGCAGACATCCTGCACCGCGTCTCGCACGTTCGCGGCGAGGATACACCCCTATTCGCGCAAGTGGAAACGACTGCTCCTGAAAAGCAGCTCGATCTGGAGGAAAGCCTCTCCAATGCCCAATGATTTTACTGAGAATCCGGCGATTGCAGTCGCCGGTACTGAGTGGCCCTAAAGCCACATGTCGAGTCCTAAATCAACACAGGATTACAATAGCAATGAAACGTCTTAAAATCAACACAGTTCCGATCCTCGCCGCGAGTTTTTTTGCTCTCGCAGCGTCTTCTGCAAACGCCACTGATCTTCTCGATGGCCTCAACGATCCAGCCCCGCAGGGAACTGCGGTGAACTGGAGCGGCGTGTATCTCGGCGGCCGTCTCGGCTATGGCATCACTACAGGCGATGTGGACCTGCAGCACGAGGATGGAGACGTCTACGAGACATACCAATCCTTCAACGGACTTTCTGGCGACAGCGTAACGGGTGGCTTCCAGCTCGGATACGATCAACAGATTGGCAGGTTCGTTCTCGGTATCGTCGGAAGCTATGATTTCTCAGATGCCGAGTTCACCTTTGCCGATGGCGATGACAACGTCGGCGCGAGCAAGGGCGAGGAGTGGTCAATCGGCGGCCGCGCTGGCGTTCTCCTTTCTCCGAGAACAATGGTCTATGGCCTGCTGGCTTACACCGAGGCGGACTTCGATCATGATGTTTCAGATTTGCCCGGTGGCTTCACGGCCGGATCTGAAACCGTCAGTGGCTACACCTTCGGCGGCGGCATCGAACACGCCGTGAGCGACAACGTCTTCATGGGCATTGAGGGCACCTATACGGATTTTGAAAACTTCAACATTCTCAATGAGAACGAGTGTCTCCGGATTGGGGTTGACCCCAGCGAACTCCGCGTTCTCGGCACGCTGAAAATCAAGCTCAACAGCTTCTAATCCCCCTAACCAAAGCCCGGCAGTTCAACACGCTGCCGGGCTTTGGTT